GCAGGCATCGGGATATTCTCATTGTTAAAAACAAGATACTGCAAATGAGCCATCTTACCTGCCTCCACTTCTTAGATTCATTCTCTGCTGAGCCGTTACCACAATCTCATCGATCATGTCACCGCCGATATAAACCGGGATCACGATATCCCCTGCGGCACCGCCGCCGGCCAAAGCCGTATTCAGCGCCGTATTGATACCGGAGATCAGATCACCGCCATTCACGCCACCGCTGGAATAGCCTCCCTGCGCTGCCATCACCCTCGGAGTAATAGTCAGATCAGAAGTCACACCGTTCATGGCATTTTCAATCATGCCACGGCTCTTCTCAATGCCTTTTGCCAGTCCGCCGATAAAGTCCGGCATCCAGCTCTCATAATCCGTAAGAGGACCTTCATCCGGTACGGAGAAATGCAGGAAGCTCCGGATCTTATCCGCAACCGAAGAAACCGCCTCACCGACCTTACCGATCATTGACTTAATTCCGTTCACGATACCGCCGATGAAATCAGCACCCCACTGGAAAGCCTGCGATGCCAGGTTCTTCACGAAATTGATTGCCTTATCAAATCCGCCCTTCACCGCGCCATAGATATTTCCACAGATATTCTTGATGCCGTTCAGCATAGCATTGAAGGCATTCGTCACGCCGGTCTTGATCGCGTTTGCCGCATTGGATACGGCAGTCTTGATATTGTTCCAGGCTGTCGTGACTGCATTTTTGATTGCGTTCACGATAGTTGTGATCGTATTCTTGATGCCGTTCCAGACCGTAGTAACCGCTGTCTTAATAGCATTCAGCACCGTAGTGATAGCGGTTTTGATCCCGTTCCACGCCGTACTCAGGAAGGTAGAAATCGCATTCACCACTGTCGTGATAACTGATTTGATCCCATTCCAGATCGTCGTGAAGAATGTCTTTATCGCATTCCATACGGTCGTCACAGTATTCTTGATCGTGTTCCATGCCGTTGTCAGGAACGTGCTGATTGCATTGACCACTGTTGTGAAGATATTCTTGATACCTTCCCACAAACCGGAGAAGAAATCTTTGATAGCATTCCAGACCGTTGTTGCTGTGGTCTTGATTGCTTCCCACGCCGCCTGGAAGAAAGCCTTCAGTGCCTCCCACACGGCAACGGCAATCTCTTTGATACTCTCCCACAAGTCGATCCAGAACTGCCGGAACTCTTCGCAGTTATTCCATAGATAAATGAACGCTGCCACCAGAGCCACAATCGCCGCGATGATCAGCACATACGGATTCGCCGCACATACTGCATTGAAGGCAGCAAATACTCCCTTCGCCGCATTGATCACGCCTGCCAGCTTCGGCACCAGAGTCATAATAGTACCGACCGCAGAGATCACTTTACCGACGATGATCAACACCGGACCGATTGCAGCCGCTACCAGAGCAATCGTGACAATAACCTTCCTGGTTCCCTCGTCCATCGAATTGAGCCAGTCCACAAACTTCTGGATCCAACCCACAATCGTCCGGATCGCAGGCATCAGAAGCTCACCAAAGGAAATCGCCAGCTCTTCCAGCTGGGACTTCAGGATCTGCAGCTGACCGGCAAGGTTATCATTCATGGTCTCAGCCATACTTGCTGCAGAACCATCGCAGTTATCAATAGCAGACGAAAGCTTTTCAATATCCGCTTCCCCGGCGTTCATCAGAGCCAGGAATCCGGACATTGCATTCTTACCGACAAGGCTTTCAGCCGCTGCCGCTTTTTCTGATTCAGACAAGCCTGAGAAAGCCGTTCGGCAGTCAGCCAGGATATCCGACAGATCCCTCATGGAGCCATCAGCATTGGTAGTTGCAACCGTAACCTCCCCGATAGAAGAACCGCAGATCTTCACTTCCCCGGACAGGTTATTCATGATCGTCCTGAGAGAAGTACCTGCCTGGGATCCCTTGATACCGGCATTCGCCATCAGGCCGATTGCTTCCGCCGTATCCTCCGCAGAGAATCCCAGAGCGCCGGCAATCGGAGCACAATACTTGAAGGTCTCACCCATCATGGAGACGTTCGTATTGGCATTACTCGATGCCGCCGCAAGGATATCCGCAAAATGCCCGGAGTCCTTCGCTGTAAGCCCGAAAGCCGTCAGCGCATCCGTTACAATATCGGAAGTGGTAGCCAGATCCTCACCGGAAGCCGCAGCCAGGTTCATGACACCTTCGATACCGGAAAGCATATCCTCCGTCTTCCAGCCGGCCATCGCCATGTAGTTCATGGCTTCCGCCGCCTCGGATGCGGAGAACTTTGTCTTCTCACCCATCTCACGGGCTTTATCCCGGAGTGCTTCCAGATCAGAGCCTGTCGCACCGGACACCGCTGCAACCTTGCTCATAGCGGAATCAAAATCAGCGGCAGTCTTCACCGCCGCCGTACCTAATCCCACAACGCCCAGAGTCACAGGCATGAACTTCTTTCCGACATTGGTAACATTATCACCAACCGTCTTCAGTTTCTCACCCTTTGCAGCGATCTCCTGAAGAGCCGTACCGGAAGCCTTCGCCTGTTCCTCCAGAGCCTTCAGTTTCTGTTCAGTCTCAACAATCTCACGCTGCAGGCCATCATACTGATCCTGCGTGATCGTTCCATCCTTAAGAGCCTGCTCTGCCTGCTCCGCTGCCGTTTTCAAGGTCTCCAGCTTTTCCTTCGTTTCCTTGACGGCATCACCCAAAAGCCTGTGCTTCTGAGCAAGCAGTTCCGTATTCCCCGGATCAAGTTTCAGGAGCTTATCGACATCACGCAGCTGGCTCTGAGTATTTCTGATCTCTGTATTTACGCCCTTAAGGGCTGTCTGTAATTTGGTGGTATCGCCGCCGATCTCAACGGTGATACCCTGGATCCGTCCAGCCATGCGTCAGCCTCCTTCCCTTAAAATCGATCCATATCATCCTGAGATGCCAAGGTGCTATATGCCCCCTGGTTCTCATCGTTCTGCATTTCCGTGTACATATCGTTGATGGTTCCGATAGTCAGAAGATCCATCTCCCCGATCTGCACACCAAGCTGCACCGCCCTCAGTAACAGAAGCGGCGTTGTCATTTCCCGGTCAGTCGCTCGAAGTTTTTTTTACTCTCCACCTGTGTCTGCACATTCAGTCCCCAGAGCTCGATGATCTCCGGGAGCACCTGATAAATGGAGAATGTCCCAAACTGGTCAAGCCATTCATCCGGAGTATCCGGAACACCCTGCGGATCCGCATGCTTCGCCATGATGTAGCTGATATCCTCGAACAGTTCCAACGAGAAGGAATCCAGTGCAGAATTTTCCGGATCATTTTCATCAATACTCTTCTGAAGATCATGAAGATCCTTATAGATATCACGATGGAACTTGTTTCTGTATATCCTCGGAATGGTAGCGGAAGCCCTGAAAGTCACATCCTTGCCATCAATATTCACTGTCTTTGTAAGTGCCATTTCACTTTCCTCCAATCACAAGAATGGGCAGAGCCTAAGCCCTGCCCTTAACCCTTATCAACCCTGTCCGTTCTTTGTCACCGTTACGGTATAGGCCGTGCTGGTACATCCGGTCTTGCTTGCGATCACCGTCACGGTATTGGTTCCGCTCGCCCAGGTCGCATCATTGCCGCTGGTATGAGCCACCCCGTTCACAAGGATCGTAACCGCTGTTCCGCTTGCTGCAGTAGCAGATACCGCATCCTCATCATTCACGGTCTCAGCCGTATAGGAAGTGGTTCCTGCATCAAAAGCAGGCGTAAGCTGAAGGCTTCCGATCGTAATCCCGGTAAGAACCGCAGATACCTGTGCATGCTCCGTCTGATAAACATTGGAATACCATCCGTTATAAACCGCATCTGACGTATTCGCACCGGTCTTCACCTTTACAAGACCATTCGGAAGTGGAGTCGCTGTAATCTCCAACTTCTCGGTCTGTACTTCCTTACTATCCTCATTGGTCTTGCCTTCGATCGTAGGTCTTGCAGCGGTACAGTAATACATGCAGTGTCTGATCTTTTTCTTGTCCCCGGAGAACTCGAAAAGCAGAGCGAAATGCTCCGGCTCCACCGTGGAATCCTCTACCAGGACACCGTTCGTATCCTCAGTTTCCTTCAGGATGTCCTTCCTGAAGCTGTCCGGGATCAGCGCGATCTCCAGATCACCCGAATAGCCGTTATTGGCCACCGTGGTGTAATACACCATATCGTCCGCATAGAACGGTTCAGTATCACCTTCCGGATCCAGCGACAGATTCACGGCTCCGGGAATAGCGACAGGCGTACCAAATGTCACGGCATTGGTATCCGGATCAAGTGTCGCCTTCGCATAATGGCAGTTCTTAAGGCCGAACTTCACCTTGTTGTTTGTACTCGGCATAATAAACCTCTCTTTCCGC